TGAAAGGTTCTACAAGGCGCAGTCGGCATTGATAGAGATGGCAGGCTTGCCGGCTGAATACAAGAATCTGGAAATTGAGGCTGTGGCGCGGATAGTGATTAAATAAAGCCCCAGTGCGGGGCTTTTTTTTACCTGCCTTGTATCGTTCGCCGCTGATAGTCGTCGCGGCATTCTCCACCAGGGCAGAAAGCGCCCTCGCTCACAGGGTGGTCGCAATTTCTACAAATGCCAGTGAACGGATGCTGCCGGGGCTGCTCTCTGGCATTCTGCAATGCCACTTGTAGATTCATCTCAGTCACTTCTGCTGCGTCGTCAGCGAAATCAGCCATGCTATGCCTCTCCTATACGCTTAACTGCTATGTCAAAATAACCTTGGTCTAGCTCAATGCCTATAAACTTTCGGCCAAGGTTCTTTGCTGCCACGCCGGTTGTTCCGCTGCCCATTGTGAAGTCAAGCACGGTATCGCCTTCGTGGGTGTAGGTGCGGATCAGGTATTCCATTAGGGCTACGGGTTTTTGTGTTGGGTGGACCTTGCCGCTCCTTCCCGCGTTCGTAATTTCCAAAATAGACTTGGGATAATAATCATCGCAAAGCCTTGGCGATATCTCTTTCATTCCCGTTGCGATACTGTTTCCTAAACCGTAACCGCCCTTTTTACGGGATTTTCCTTTTGTCATTATGGGAAGATATAAATGCGTGTTCTGTGAAAACACCACAACATCTTCGTGAACCTTCATAGGTTGATGTTTAGCCAAGCCGTGATTTCCTGCCGCCCTCTTATCCCAAACCCAGCAATACTTAAACATCTTCGGATTGCTCATCACCAGCGCTGAAGTAAACGGCTGGCTGGCGGTCATAACAATAGCCCCGTCGGGCTTAGTAATCCGCTTCAACTGCTCCCACATCAGCGGCAAGTCGATCACTGTATCCCACTTGCAAGCCGTGGTTCCGTATGGCGGATCAGTCAGCACCATATCAACCGAGCCATCTGGTATCTCTTTCATCCACTCTAGGCAATCGCCATGCATAAGATCAGCGCTCATTATATTTATCCCTCGCTCGCTTAAACATGTTGCGCCTAGCAATTACTCTAGGCGTGTATACCGATTCATCAAACGCTGCCAATAGCTCTTCAGCCTTTAGCTTGCTAGCCTGTAGCTGTGCCTTGAGCGCTTTTGATTCGCGCTTGGCGTGGGCTAGTTTGTCGGCTAGGCTTTGGGGTGATGTCAAAATAGCGCCTCCTGTTTGGTTGATTCATTAAATCGCTTGCTTGCCGCGTTGAAATAATCTTCGTCCAGCTCAATGCCTACGAAGTCATGGCCGGCGTAGTGTGCGGCAATAGCGCTGCTGCCTGAGCCAAGGTGAGTGTCTAGGATTCGGTCGCCGGGCTTGGCGTAATTTGACAGGAGCCAGTCGTAGAGTTTGATGGGTTTTTGTGTGGGGTGAATTTTCCCGCTTTTTTTATTGGCTATAGTTGCCTCGTAATAAGGAAACTCTAAGCATTTGGCAGTTCTTTGAAAGCTGGACCATGCAAGCTCACCATCTGCAAAAGTTATTACGGGTTGTTTTTTGTACCAAAATATAAATTCTCTACACTTTGGCAGCATGTCACTAAGCCAGTTGTAGCCCCATATAATTTGATTTTTGCTTACCCTAAACAGCTCATCAAAATATTCTTTTGTTGGCTTTAAATCATTTGCAGTTGATAGCTGCATCCCTGCCCTAAATCTGTCTTGAGCGTTACCCCTTGTTTCAATTCCATAAGGCGGATCAATAATCGCCAACTCAAAAGCGTTATCTGGCAGGCTGCGCATGTAGTCCATGCAGTCCATATGTATTAGCTCAATCACCGCACCACTCCCCACCGCTCACCCTTGCGGATCTTATAAACCATAGACGCCGACACGCCAAACACAATTGCCTGATGCTTGTCAGTGCGCCCATGGACGTTTAAACGCATAGCCTGTACATCGTGTACCGTTAGCTTCTTTGCCAACTGTGAGCCACGTGGAGCCATCTCTACAGCCCGTTGTACGTACTCGGCGCGGGGCAAGCATTGATAGCTCGGGTTGCGGTTGGCGCGACGGAAGTCTGCTGAGCCGGGGTTCATCGCCCCTGCTCCAATTCAATAGCCCGCTCCAAACTAGCAATAGCTTCGCGCCTGTCTTGAATACCGTCCTTAGCTCCACGCTGGCCAGGGCAAAGCATTTTCTTGATAGCGTGTGCGTCTGCGGGATTGGTCACGCTGTAGGCTGTCAGGATGTCGTACACGTCAACCCACTGGCCTTTGATCTGCACATGGTACTTGCTTGCGGGTGATTCGTAATGCTCACCTGTGCCGCCGTTCTGCCCTATTGCATCCATGCGCTTCTCTGCTTCGGCCCAAGCCTCGTCTTCCTCAGGAGATGCAAAGGGATCCTCTGGGCACGGTTCTGCCCCGCTCATTTCAGACGCAAGGATTTCATCTTCGGCGGCGTGCCAAGCTGTGACTTGAGTCTTGATTTTAGGGCGCTGACGTTGCGCTGCCCTTTGGGTAAAAAGCTCATCGCGGGCGGCTTGCCATTGGGCGCGGGTGAAGGTTCTAAGTACAACGTCGTCAGGCACACTGCTATAATCAGCCCTTCCATCTTCCAAAAAGATATGCTTAAAGTCGTAGGTTCCACCCCACTCGCTCACATTCTCTGCTAACCAAATCAAATCTGCGTGCATCTCACTTCTCCTTTTCGTTATTCGTGCGTTAACAATAAACCAGTAGTGCGTTATTGTAAACACTTAGATCGTAATTTGTGCAGCCTGAATGCCTCCGTTTCTATAAGCCCGCGTACGCTTTCGGGCTCGGCGTTTAACTTGGCCCGCCTTGCTGCCCTGGTAGGCTCTGCCAGCACTGCGCAGGCGCGGGTGTATATGGGTAGGCGTATGGCGGACTGTAGCGGCTCCGGTAGGATTGAGTAGTCGGCAGTGCCCGAGAGCACTGCCTGTATTTGGGCTTGCGGACTCACTGAGCGTTTGCGCCTTCTCCGTTTTCTTTGTGCCATTTCCGGTGGCACGATGAGCAAAGCCATAGAACCGCAAGGGGGCGGTCATAATCATCATGATGGCCTTCAATTCTACGCGCAGCCACTCCGCAAGATTGGCAGCAATCTGGCTTTGACATTTTACCGTCACGAACTGCATTGTTCACACAGTTAGTGACCCATACCTTCTTTTTGTTGGAGTCTGACCATTTTGTTTTTGCTCTGTTTCCGGACTCTATTCCAGCTTCTGTTTGTGAGTAATCATACCTGGCTTTTACCCTGCCCGGATTGTTTGCCCTTGCATTATCATAAGCGCGGTAATGGTCAATTTTTGCCGCCCTATTTTCCCGAACTTTAGTTTTTCGGCATTCTTTGCACGTACTGTCATTGGCATAAAAGCCAGTATCAGCAGGTAATTCTGCATTGCATTGCTTGCAAGGTTTGGTGATCATTTAAAAGCCCTCCGTAGAGGGCATTGTACCATTAAAAGGAATGTTCAGAAAGGAATCATCATGTTCAAGCAAGATCGCAAATCAAGCCCCGCTTCTTAGCTGCTACATGTTTCCATGCAGATCAGACCATATCATCACCCTGTAGGGTGCCCCCCGCTTCCACTCGCTTGAGTGTACGCCTTGCGGCTGGTCGTTGAACGTTCCCGCTTCCGGGCTTCGCTGCTGATTGTCTTCGGCTTAATCCGGTCAGAGTTTCCAGCAATTCAAGGGGTTTTCACTAGCGCATTGCTGCGTTAGGCGACATTTTCTTTATCGTCGTCAAAATCATCAATCGGCTCAGGCATTTGACCAGTCGGAGGCGGCTGCGAGGTCGCTGGCGCTGGCGCGGGCTGATGTGGTGCGCCTTCTGAACTTGACCCTTTGCTGTCAAGCATCTGCATCTGAAACGCCTTTATATCTGTTGCGTATCGGTCTGTTCCGTCTTGCGCCTGCCATTTTCGGGTTTCCAGCTTGCCCTCAATGTAAACCTTTGACCCTTTTCGCAGATACTCACCGGATATTTCTGCCAGCTTCCCGAACATCGACACCCTGTGCCATTCGGTTTTTTCTACCTTAGCGCCCTCCTTGTTTTTGTAGCTTTCATCTGTTGCAACTGAAATGTTGCATACGGCATCACCGCTTGGCAGAAACCTTGTCTCTGGATCTTGCCCAAGGTTTCCGATAATCATTACTTTATTTAGTCCGCGTGCCATTTTACATTTCCTCGCTTGTGTCGTTGTCGTCTGAGTTGTCGATCTCTACCGGGGCCGCTGCTTCAAGCTGCGCCAGTTGATCAGTTGTTAACTGTCCGGTCTTCTGGCATTGGGCGATTACCTGTTGCAGTGTCATTTCTGCGGCCTGCATTTTCTTTGTCATAACCGGGAGTGATTTCTCGAACCTATCTGCCGGGTAAACTTCTGCTTTAATGACCAGCAGCGGTATGTGTCGAACCTTCCTTTGCTTCTGGCTCTTAACGTGAACCACGTCTATGCCTTCTTTCTTTATGTCGGAAAGCGCCTTGATTTCTATGCCTCCCACTTGCTCTCCCCCATAGGTCACGGTCGGCTCGCAGAATATCTGAACGTGTTTGCCCACCCACTCTTTTGTGAGCTTGCCCCATGCATCTGTCATTATCCTCGACATGCCCACTGCTGGCTTCCATGGCCTGTTGTTATCACCCTCAAAATATATCCAGACCTTCTGTTTTGGTGAATTTAAAAACAGCTTAACCTCTCGTATTTTTATAACCGGCTCCGATCCGACTATATCGACGGCATTAAGCTGATCGCTCTTTGCTTGTATTGCGGATGTGATGTCGTCGTCTCTATCGCTCATTGCAGATCTCCTACTATGTCATTTTCAATTTGTGCCAACCGATACCCTGGCAGGCTAATAAGTTCGGGCTCATCACACGGCAGCGAGGGCCATACGCCGTCCAGATCGCACTGCGCAAACGACGCCAACGCTTCACGATATTTGCGCCGGCCTTCACCAAACGTCGTATCACATGGCCGGTACAGCTTGTGGCCGTGCGGCATGGCCTCCTCTACCGCGGCAAATTCAAACTGTGCCTCTTCGCCTGTAGCCCATTCAAAAGCGTCGACGTATAGCGCGGCGGATAGATCATAACCATAGTTGTCGATCGCACGGCTGAACGGATCTGGCCGGGCATCTTGAGTCTTTTTGACATCGACTATGGTGCCGTCTGTCAGTAGCAGGTCGTAACGCACGCGGATCAGTACGCCCGTGTCGGGGTCACGAACGAACAGGGACAGCTCTCGCCAGCCTTCGCCGTTTAGGCGGCTGCGCATTAGGGGGTTTGATAGTACGGCCTCCTGCATTCCAATCACGTTGTCAGCTTCGCCGGCAGTCAGCACAACTTCTGTGCCATGCGTCTTTACGGCCTGCTTGTATTCACTGGCGCGTCGGTCTTTTACCTCGCGCAGTAGCACGTAATCAGCGGCGAATCTGTCAGGCTCTAATAGTGCTGTGTGGATTGCTGTGCCGATCTCCCTAGCGCGGCTGGGGGTGCGTGCCGCCTGAAACTTGTAGTGTGCCGGGCTGCGCAGTACAGACTTCAGGCCAGTGCTGCTGATGCCTTCCGGGTGGCTGTGGTATACGTCGTTTGGCATGTTGGCAATGAAGCACGGCGGCGTGATCGTCATGCCTTCTGTGTATTCGATTGGGATGATGTTCATGGTTAGTCAGTCCTTGTTGGTCGGATTATGTTGACTACTCTATGCCTCGGGGTGTATGTTGTCAACATCAGATCAGGCATAACAACCACCGAGGCGTAAATTATGACAGTTTTAGAAATTCGCAAAGCACTAAAGGATCGCCGGCTTAACTTGGTATCTGAAGCAACAGGCTTGCATGTCAACACCATTAGAGAGATCCGCGACGGGATATCAACAGACCCACGCAACAGCTCAGTAGTTGCGCTGGCTGACTACCTGGAGGCCAACAAGTGAAGCTGCGTCCTTATCAAGAAGAACTAATCGACAAGACGCGGGAGGCTTTGCGGCGGAACAAGCGCGTGCTAATGCAGGCCCCAACAGGCGCAGGCAAGACAGCCATCACCGTTTTTATGATGCAACGGGCAGCCGAGGCAGGCAAGACAAGCGTTTTCTGTGTCCATCAAAACGAGCTACTAACACAGACAAGCCGAGCGCTATGGAGTCAGAAACTAGAACATGGTCAGATCGCCAGCGGTCGCACGCGCAGCTACATGGCAGCACAGGTTGCCAGCGTGCAGACCTGGGTGAGACGCATGGATCAATACTCTGAGCCTGACCTGATCATCATTGATGAGTGTCACCGCAGCGCGGCCAGCACTTACCAAAAGATTCTTGAGGAATACCCGAACGCGATGGTTATAGGGTTGACCGCTACCCCATCGCGCACAGATGGAAAGGGGCTAGACGGAACCTATCAGGAGTTGGTTCAGGGGCCAACAATACGCCAGTTAATCGACGCGGGCTATCTGTGCGATTATGAGATATTCGCGCCTCCCTCGTCGCTTGATCTGTCAGAAGTCAAAACCAAGATGGGCGACTACGATAAGAAACAACTGGAGCATGAGGTAGATAAGCCGACGATTACGGGCGACGCGGTTGATACATACAAGAAACATGCCAGTGGAAAGCGGTCAGCTGTCATGTGCGTTTCGATTCGGCATGCTGAGCACGTTAGAGATAGTTATCTTGCTGCCGGTATTCCCGCTGAAATGCTTGAAGGAAAGATGACCAACAAAGAGCGAGAGAATGTTATAAACCGGCTGCGATCTGGGGATACTCTTATAGTTACTGCCGTTAATTTGCTCATCGAGGGGTTAGACGTGCCCTGTCTTGAAGTTATTCAATGGCTCCGGCCGACGCAGTCTTTGATAGTCTACTTACAGGGAAACGGGCGCGGGTTCCGTGTAGCCAACGGAAAAGAAAAACTTATTATTTTAGACCAGGTAGCCAATTATAAGAGGCACGGACTACCCGACGACGACCGAGAATGGACACTTGAAGGCCGCAAGAAAGGCAAAAAGCGCAAAGAAGACGACGAGGCAGATGTCAGTATTCAGCAGTGCAAACATTGCTTCCACATCTTTCGGCCTGGCGTTGCGGTCTGCCCGTCTTGTGGCATGCCGGTGGAGGTTCGGCAGAAGGCTGAGATCGAGGTGGTCGACGGCGAACTAGAACGCATAGACGTAACCGCACTACGCAAGCAGGCTAAGCAGGAACAAGGCGCGGCTAGGGATTTGGTCGACTTGGTAAAGCTGGGCCAGCGCCGGGGGATGAAGAATCCGGCGGCCTGGGCAGCGCATGTGTTCGCGAGTCGCCAGTCAAGGAAAGCAACACCAGAAGATTTCGCCAGCGCTAAGAGGGCAGCACGATGAAACAGTATCCGAGTCAGGCTAAGTTGAGAGAGTTGTTTGAATATGACCCACTATCCGGATCTTTAATTTCAATAGATGGGTCGTCAGAAAGTATAGTTTATGTAAGCGAAGATTCAAAAACTATACACAAAAACACAAATTTTAACGGAAAATCATATAACACTAAAAAACTAGTTTGGATATACCATAATGGAGAAATAACAGCAGGAAAATCAGTAAAATCAATAGCTGGAGCATATTCTAGCAGAATAGAAGACTTAGTTTTATCTTGTAATTCAGGAAATATATCTAGACAAAGCAATTCAAAGGGCAAGTCAATTTATAAAGGAGTACACATAATCAATCGTAAGTCTGGCGTAAGTTATATATGCCAGTTTAGCTACGATGGAAACACTGAAAATCCAGAATATATTGGTACATTTTCCACTGAAGCGGCGGCGGCGGCTTGTTATGACTTTTGGGCCATAACTAAGTTTGGCTCGCACGCCATAACCAACGGAGTTTCATGTGATTTTGAGATGTACAGAAGGCGTTTAGGATTGCCTTCTAAGATAGCGCGAAGCGGAAGCGGATATAAGGGGGTTTATAAAAACAAGTTAAGATGGATGTCGAAAATAAAAAAAGAATATATAGGGACTTTTGACACAAAAGAAGAGGCCGCCAGAGCTTACAACATAGCCGCTCGCGAGTACTACGGAGAGCACGCAGTGTTGAACGACATTCCAAACCCATTAGGGCAAGGAGACATCTTTTAATGAACCCAGAAACCAAAATACAAAACCTAATTCTCATGTCACTATCAAAAGCCGGCTGCCTAGTATTTAGGAATGAAAGTGCTGGAGCCTGGGTCGGCAAGGTAATCCACAAGGACGCCAGCCAGGTAACGCTAACCAATGCCCGCATGATTCGTTTTGGCTTGGCAGTGGGTAGCTCTGACATCGTTGGCATAGCACCTTGCGGGCGATTCCTTGCCATAGAAATAAAGACAAGCAAAGGACGTGCCACAAAAGAACAGTTGCGATTTATTGATGCCGTGAACAGCGCGGGCGGTATTGCAGGTATTGCACGTTCGGTGGAAGAAGCGTTATTATTGATTAGTGCCTAGGCTCATTACCGAAAACCACCTAGTCAGTGGCTGGCACAATCCTTTCGACTACCTTATGACTGAGGTCTTCATGAAAATTATCTCAAGAATTGATGCCAGAATTTCCGAGAAAAAAAGATTCTTTACGGGCGAGCCTTGTATTAAAGGGCATTTTTCTGAAAGGTACGTGCTTAGTGGCGGCTGCTTAAAGTGCTCCGCAGAGTTTTCTGCTGCCTATAGAAAAAAAGACCCAGAAAAGGCCCGCGCTGAACTCAGGGCTTCAGCCCTAAAGAATGTGGTTAAGAGAAGAGAAGGAAATAAGAAGTGGAGGGATGATAATCCAGAAACCCTAAGAATTTTAAAGAAGAGGTACGTAGAGGAAAATAAAGAGAAAGTTGCGGCATCTAAAGCAAAACATTACCAAGAGAATAAAGAAAGGTATTCAGTACAGCAAAAAGCTCATTACACCAAGCACAAAGAGAGGTACTCAGCTCAAGGCCGGGCATGGAGAGAAGAAAACAGGGATCTTGTAAGACTAAGCAACAGAAACAGAAGGAAAAAAGTGAGAGATGCTGGGGGCACTCACGACATAAAGGACATAAAAAGAATACTGAAGCTGCAAAAAAGAACCTGTGCGGCGTGCTATACGAAGTTTAAAGGGGATGAATACCACGTCGATCATATAGTTCCTTTGGCTCTTGGCGGTAGCAATTGGGCTAGCAATCTACAGATGCTTTGCCCGACGTGCAACATGAGCAAGGGAGCAAAAGCGCCCTTAGATTTTTACGTTAGTAGGGGGTTTTTGCTATGAAGTCTATGGCATGGTACGCAGAAAGATACACAAGAATTTACGGAATGCACGTCTTGCCAATCCGTGAGGCTCAAAAAATACCCCTGTTAGATAACTGGGGAAACAGGTGCATGTCTGACCCGGTAGAGGCAGAAGAATACTTTAAAGAAAACGACAAGCTAAACATTGGGTTTTCTTTGGGTCTTAGTGGCTTGTGCAGTCTTGACATAGACTGCAGAGAATCGTTTAAAATTATTCTTGAGGAATTTGGCATTGAATACGAATCCCTATCCGCATTCCCTACAATTCAGGGCAGCGATAAAGGTGAAAGGGTAATATTTAAGGTTCCAGAGGGCTCAAGCCTTCCTTACACAAAACTTAACTGGTCTCACCAAGACGACGATAAAAAGAAATACACCGTGTTTGAGCTTAGATCATCATGTGATGGGCGTCATCGGTTTGACCTAGCTCCACCGAGTATTCACCCCGATACCATGAAGCCCTACCGCTGGATAGTGCAGCCGCCAAAAACACTTGCAGAGTGGCCAGAGCCGCCGCCGTGGCTGATGGCTATCTGGAACGCATGGCCAAGCTTCAAGCCTCAATTGGTCGACGCCTGCCCGTGGCTACCTAAAGCAGCGCCACCGATACCGCGGGAGCCTAAGCAGCCAACACAACAGGGCAGCGCCATTACAGCGTTTAACGACGCGCACGACCTGCGCATGGTTCTTGAGCAATACGGCTATACACGCAAGGGCAAGAGCCGGTATCTGTCGCCACACACCACGACTAACTTACCGGGCGTTGTTTTGTTCCCCGGCGAGGATCGGTGTTTTATTCACCACGCCAGCGACCCGCTTTGCAGCGATGACTCGGGCAAGCCGGTTAACCCGTTTGATCTTTTCTGTGAGTATGAGTACAGCGGCGACACCAGCAAGGCCGTTAAAGCCGCGGCGGAACTCTTGGGCTTGACCCATGTACGCCAGCGCAGCGATGAGGCTAAGACGGTAAACCCCGGTCCGGAGAGCGAGCCAGCGCCCACACCCGCCCGCCCGTTCCGCTGCCTTGGCTATCAGGGTAACAGCTACTTCTACCTACCCCGCGGCACAGAGCAAGTCAGCGAGATAAAGCGGGCGTCACACACAAGCCCTGCGGAACTGATGGGACTCGCGCCGCTTGAATGGTGGGAAATGGCCTACGTAAAGGGCAAGCAAGGCACGGACTGGCAAGGCGCTGCAAACGATCTTATGCGCGGATGCGAAAAAGCGGGCATCTACAGTCAGGACAGGGAGCGGGGCCGCGGGGCATGGTACGACAAGGGCCGGGCAGTGCTGCACCTGGGCGATCGCCTTTTAATAGACGGCAAACACAGCGCGATCGCAGATCATGACAGCGGGTTTATTTACACCAAGCAAGCACCACTAGAGCACGGCGCAGACTCTGTGCCAGCCACAGACGCCGCGGCAATCGACATAGTAGAACTGTTTGAACAGCTAAACTGGGTCAAGCCGGTACACGCTCAACTCCTGGCGGGCTGGTGCTTGCTCGCTCCTATTTGTGGCGCGCTGTCATGGAGGCCACACATCTGGATCACAGCACAGAGGGGCGCGGGTAAGTCTTGGGTGCAGGATCACATCATACAGCCGCTTCTAGGGCCGTCCGCGATGATGGTTCAAGGCAGCACAACGGAAGCAGGTATACGGCAGAAACTTAAAAGCGACTCGCGCCCCATCGTGTTTGACGAAGCCGAGAGCGAAGACCACCGCAGTCAAAACCGCATGCAGACAGTAATAGAGCTGGCCCGGCAATCATCTAGCGACAGCACAGCAGAGATCATCAAGGGTACTGTAAACGGTAACGGAATGGCCTTTCGCATGCGATCTATGTTCCTGATGGGTTCGGTTAACGTATCGCTGTCACAGGCCGCGGACGAATCACGGTTTTCGGTGCTAACGCTAGCATCGCCCGAAAAGACGATAGAAGATAAAGAGCGATTTGATAGCTTTAGTAAACGCGTCGATAACACGCTGACACAGGACGCTTGCGCCGCTATTAGAGCCAGGGCGTACCTTATGATGCCGGTGATACGGATCAACGCTAAAACGTTCGCTAGAGCCATAGCCGAGGTTCTGGGTAGCCAGCGACTAGGCGACCAGGTTGGGACGCTTATCGCCGGGGCATGCGCCTATCATCGTGACGACAAAATCAGCCTAGAGGATGCCCGAAAGTGGGTGGCTGATATGGACTTCTCAGACGCTAAAGAAGCCGAACAAGTCAGCGACGAGGAAAGTTGTTTGCAGCGGATCTTGCAGAGCCAAGTGCGGTTTGATAGCGAACGGGGCAGCTTGTTGAGGTCTATTGGCGAGATTATAGACTGCGCCAGCGGCAAGAGTGCCATGTCAGGATTAACGCAATCGGAGTGTAACGAGGTTCTTAAACGGTATGGATTATTGGTTGATGGAACCGCTTTGGCGGTGGCAAATAAGCACGCAGAGTTAGAAAAATTGCTATCAGGTACACCTTGGGGGGCTGGCTGGCGTCGTATTTTGGGCCGCATTGAAGGTGCCGAGACTTCAAGACTTCCGGTTAGGTTTGCGGGAACGAGAAGTCGTGCAACAAGGATTCCTATTAGCTTCTTTAATTAGAATGGTGTGAGGCGGCGAAAGCCGCCACCACATCACATCACATCACGTCTTCTTCTTTGCCCTCCTCTTCCGAATAATCTACGCCCTTCAAATACTGCTCAAGCGCAATATTGATTAATACCGTCAGAGATCGGCGGTCTTTTTTCGCGTATTCAACCGCTTTTCTCTTCAAGTCGCTTTCTAGAAAAAATACGGTTCGTTCTTTGCTTGTTTTCATTTGTGCACCTGTTGGCTCGGTTAGTGTAATAGGGAGTGCAATAGTTGTGCGCTCTTTGATTCAACCATAATAACACAAAATAGTTACAGTTTAAGTGCATTTTATATTGATAACAGGCACAAGTTAGTTCTTTTTTGGTGCACTGTAGGCACATACCTAACGCACCATTGAATCGAACCAACCTTGTGCCAACCTTGTGCCAACTTTAATATAAATGTATAATTTTATGTGCATTTTATGTGCATAATATGTGCATTACGTCATGTGACTAAATGGTGCACACTAAGTGCACAACAGGTGCGCTGTTTTAATGAATATTCGCTTTGGGCGTCACGCTTTCGTGCCACTGTACCGCCCTGTGACGCATAGCGTTCCGGGGTTTTCTTTTATATATCATGGGTTTACACCAGCCGGTACGTTTGACACGGTACACGGCACACAACAGAGCCAACCCCCATGAAAATAAAAAGTGATGAAAATTTATGACTTTTATAGACACTGTTCTATACATATCTTTTGAAATTGTATGTTATATGTACCGTTTGTGTTAAGCCTTAGTCTCGCAAGGGCTACAGCCGGCACACTAGGTTTTTCAAAGCGTGCCAAGCGTACCGGGCATAATAACCCCTTGCACCCTCCCAAATCTGTGTTACTGTTAACGCATCAACACAGACCACAAAAAGGACATCACCATGTACGCGCCAAGGCAAGAGAAAGTCAAAGCTTCTTGCCCAGCCTGCCAGGCCACCGTTACAAGCTGGCACGAAGAGGATCTGATAGAGCAGAAGGGCTATTGCGCAGATTGTGATGTGCAGGCAGTGCAGGGAGCCGCACAGGCCACGAACACCGATTAACCTAAGCTACCCTACCAACACGACTAGAAGGCCCGCACAGGGCATTGGAGAACGATATGAGCAAGCCAGATTGGGCAGAGGCACCGGAAGGCGCAACGCATTACGACTGCAATGCAGATGTTTTCTGCACGGTTGACGGTTGGTGGCATAAAAATCAATATGTGCCGGTTGAAAACAAGGACTGGGGAACCGACCGCTACACGCCGCGCCCTTCATGCCAAACCGACCGCACCCAATTAGTAACAGCCCTAAACCAGCTAAGGGGCGAAACTGATATGGGCGTGGTGGCTGATGTTATTCTGTCAATTGGCTTTACGCTTAAAAGTTAATGGTGGTACAGTAGTTCTAACACGGCCCTGATCCTGCGCAAGCTTGCTGAGGGGTTTTAATTAGGCAGCAGACGTGTTGCAAGTCCTCCCGGCCTCTTTGCTTGCATACGCCGGATGGGCGACCCAAGTTTTCAGCCGGCCACTGGCAACATAAGTGGATGCACTTTCCGGGTGTGCGTATCATTAACCGGACTTGGCTACCTCCGGGTAGTCTTTTTTTTGTGTGATGGTGTATAATTGGTGTATGGAAAAACGACCAGTAGGCAGACCAAGAACAACCGTAGAAGACCTTCCGCCAGATTGGGAGCAGATCATTATGGACTGCGGACAGGAGGGTGGCAGCGCTGTTGAAATGCGATGCCTGCTTGCCTTGGGTGAGTCGGCATGGGGCACCTTGCTTGAAGACTCTGACGAATTTCGACGAACCGTAAAAAGCGGGCAAGACTTATGCCAAGTTTGGTGGGAGCGCCAAGGCCGCAAGATGACAACAGGCGCGGACGGCAACGCAACGGTCTGGATCTTTAACATGAAGAACAGGTTTAGTTGGCACGACAAGCAGCAGGTAGACCACACAAGCTCAGACGCAAGCATGACCCCAAAAGACCACGGAGCCGCCGTTCTAGCCGCATTGCGTGCCAAGC